GTGACGGACCTGCGCGCGAGCGAGCTCATCGAGCAAGGCGACAAGCTGTTCGACAAGCGGGCGACGCTGCTCTCACTCTGGCAGGAGATCGCCGAGCATTTCTACGTCGAGCGCGCCGACTTCACGGTGGAGCGCACCATCGGCACGACCTTTGCCGAGAAGCTGATGACGAGCTATCCGCTGATTGCCCGTCGCGACCTCGGCAACGCGTTCTCGGCGATGCTGCGGCCGACGGCCAAGGAGTGGTTCCGGACGACGATCACGCGCGAGGAGCGGCTCGATGACACCGGGCGGCGCTGGCTTGCCTACGCCAACGGTGTCCAGCGTCGGGCGATGTACGACCGTGGCACGCAATTCCACCGCGCGACCAAGGAGGCGGACCATGATTTCGCTGCCTTTGGCCAATGCGTCCTCTCATGCGAGCTGAACCGCAAGGGTGACGCCCTTCTGTACCGCTGCTGGCACTTGCGCGACGTTGCCTGGGCCGAGGATGCCGACGGCAAGGTGGCGACGATCCATCGCAAATGGAAGCCCTATGCGCGCGATGTGGCGCAGCTCTTCCCGAAGACCGTCTCGCAGCGCCTCAAGGAGCTTGCCGACAAGAGCCCCTATGAGGAGGTGGAGCTCCGTCATGTCATGATGCCGACCGAGGACTGGAGCAACGGCATCGGCGAAGGCGGCAAGAAGATTCGCCAACCCTTTGTCTCGATCTATCTCGAGGGCGACGGCAATGCGGTCCTCGAGGAGACCGGTTCGTGGAACGTCCGGTACATCATCCCGCGCTGGCAAACCGTGTCCGGCTCGCAATACGCCTACTCGCCTGCGACCGTCGCGGCGCTCCCCGATGCGCGCCTCATTCAGGCGGTGACGATGACCTTGTTGGAGGCCGGCGAGCGCTTCAGCAATCCGCCGATGATCGCGGTCCAGGAAGCGATCCGCTCGGACGTGCAGGTCTTCGCCGGCGGTATCACATGGGTCGACGCGGAGTATGATGAGCGTCTCGGCGAAGTGTTACGGCCGCTGACGCAGGACAAGGCGGGTATGCCGCTCGGACGCGACCTGCGCAACGACGTGCAGGCGATGATCAAGGAAGCGTTTTTCCTCAACAAGATCTCGCTGCCGCAGGTCGGCGACAATCCTGAGATGACGGCCTTCGAAGTGGGTCAAAGAGTTCAGGATTACATCAGGAATGCCTTGCCGCTCTTCGAGCCGATGGAAGTCGAATACAATGGAGCATTGTGCGATTTGACATTCGACAACCTGTTGCGCGGTGGCGCGTTCGGACCGTTCGACAGCATTCCGAGATCGCTGCGCGGCCAGGAGATTCAATTCCGCTTCGAGAGCCCGCTTTCGGACGCGATCGATGCGCAGAAGGGGCAGAAGCTGGTGCAGGCCAAACAGCTCCTGGCGCAGGTCGCCGAGCTCGACCCCGCGGCGGCACAGATACTCGACGCCAAGGTGGCGCTGCGCGATGCCCTGATTGGCGCCGGTGTCGAGCCGAAGTGGCTGCGCTCACCGCAGGAGATCCACGCCTTGGCGGCGCAGCATGCGCAACAGACCCAGGCGGCGCAGCTGCTCGACGGGCTGCAGAAGGGCGCCGGCCTCGCCAAGACCGTGGGAGAGGCACAGCAGGCCCTTGGCACGGGGGCGCCGGGCGGGCCGGGTGCCGGGACGGGCCTCGGCGGACCGCTGGGACCGGTGCCGTTCGGCGCGGCCTCGCCGGGTCCGGCGTCGCCGCCACCGGGGCCGGGCGCGGCACCCCCGGGGATCGCTCCAGCGGGGCCACCATCCGCGCTGCCGCCGCGACCGGTCGCGCCCGGAGCGCAATAGCGCATGGCTCGCACGCCCGCCGCCGCCGAGCCCTGGCGGCCACCGTCCTGGCAGCCGGCCGATGCATCGGCGCTTCAGGCGCTCCTCCGGGGCGCGGCCACGCCCGAGCAGCAAAAGCGCGCGCTCGACTGGATCGTCAACGCTGCCTGCGCCACCTATGACCTCTCGTTCCGTCCGGACAGCGAGCGCGCCACCGCCTTCGCCGAAGGACGCCGCTTCGTCGGTCTTGAGATCGTCAAGCTGACGAAGCTCGACCTCGCCAGAATGAGGGGCCGCGATCATGGCTGAACCCGGGACCAGCGAGGTGGTCGCGACGGCGGCGGTGCCTGCTTCAGCGTCGGAGAGTACCACCGTTTCGCCAGCCGACGCCGTGGTGGCAACGCCCTCGCGCACCGCGACGATACTGGCCGGCAGCGATGTGAAGCCATCGCCTCCGGTTGACGCCGCGAAGCCGACCTGGCCCGAGGATTGGCGGGATCGGCTCGCGGCCGGCGACGAGAAGGTGCGCCGGCGTCTCGACCGCTTCGCCGATCCGGCCGCGATCTGGAAGTCCTATACGCGGCTCGAGGCGAAGCTGCGCTCGGCGCCCATTCGCCCGCCGGCGCCGCCCGAGGGCGCGAGCCCCGAGGCGATCGCCGCCTGGCGCAAGGAGATGGGAATCCCCGAGACGCCGGAGGGCTATCTGAAATCGCTGCCGCCCGGTCTCGTCATCGGCGCCGATGATGCAAAGCCGGTGGGGGAGTTCCTCACGGTCGCCCACCGCATGCACGCGCCGCCCGCCGTCGTCGCACGAATGATCGACTGGTACTACAAGAACCTCGAGACGATCCACGCGGAGCAGCATGCCAAGGACGCCGCCGCCAAGGCGGCGATCGAGCGCGCGCTCCGCTCTGAATGGGGCAGCGCCTACCGGCGCAACCTCAATCTCGTTGCTGCGTATCTCGACACCGCGCCCGCCGGGGTCAAGTCGACCCTGCTTCACGGTCGCGGCGCGGACGGGCGGCTGCTCGTCTCGACCCCGGAGGTCGTCAGGTGGCTGCTGGCGATGGCGCTCGAGATCAACCCGGTCGCGACCGTCGTCCCCGGCGCTGAGTCCGGCGCCGGCATCCAGGAGCGCAAGCAAGCGATCGAGAAGATGATGCGCGAGGACCGCCGCGCCTATGACCGTGACCCCAAGATCCAGCAGGAATATCGCGAGCTCATCGAGGCGGAGCAGAGGATCGGGCGCGGGAAGAAGTAAGGTATTATTTTGGGTTTACCTGTCTGATATCCTCGTAAGTATTGAAAGTTCTTTCCGCAAGTTGCAGTCAGAACAATTAACCCGGAGTACACGACCCCTACGACGCGCTGATACTTTCTCGGTTTCGCACGCGTTGAGGGTCGTCTGAAGGCGAGCCGGATCAACCGAATTCAATCAATGGCAGAGCACGCGACGATGCGCGAGAGATCCGCGCTGTTGTCGCTTGGGAGAATGGCCGATGGCTCATCATGACATGCGATCAATATCCCGGGGGTGTCCATGGTGACGCTGCCCGGGATCGCCGCGATGCAAGACAGTGCTGCCACGGAGCCGGAGGCCGATCCTCTGCCATCCGCGAGCTACCGCGCCGCTCTCGCGCCGGGGGCGGCTGCGACAAACGATGGCACGGATGCGGCGGGGGATGGGGGCGACGCTGCCGGCGGTTCCGGTCCTCAGGTGTCCATCGATCCGCTCGAGGCGCAGCGCAAGCTTGCGGGCGCGGCGGCGGAGGCGGAGTTCCTGGCGAAGAAGACGGCGTTCGACGAGGCGGCAACGGGCGATCCCGATCCGGGCACGCTGGGCCTGCGCTACGGCGCCGGCCTCAAGGCGGCGGCAAACGCCGTCTCGGCGGATCTGGCGCCCGGCGATCGCGGTACCTTCCAGAGCGCGATTGCGCCGGCGGTTGCGGCGGGGCAGGCGCGCATCGGCGCGCTCGCCGATGGGCTGACGCAGCAGCGCGACCGCGATTGGCTCGGCGCCTATGCCGATGGCCTCGCCAGCCAGTACGCCCGTGCCGCCGACGAGCCGACGCGTCAGGCACTGCTTGATGCCGGCAAGGTGGCGATTCGCGCCATGGTGCAGCGCGGCGCGCTCGATCCCGAGGCGGCGCAGGTGCAGTGGCGCGGCCTCGTCGTCGGCGCCACCACCACTCGCGCCCACCTCATGCTGCAGAGCGACCCTGCCGCCTTTAAGCGCATCGCCGGCAACGACGACGGGGACGATGGGCCCGACAGCGGCGGCGCGGGCTTTGCGCCGACCGGCACCTGGGTCGATGCGCTTCCGACGGATGAGCGGACGCGACTGCTTGGGCAGGCCACCAGCGCCATCGTGCAAGAGGACAAGGCTGGCGCCATCGATCGGCAACGCCAGGCGGCGGCGCAGCAGCACGCGCTGACCCAACGCGCCCGCCAGGCGAGCAACGGCATTCTCGGCCAGATCCTCGCCGATCCCACGTCCGTCGATCCCTTCGCCATCGCCAAGCATCTGGACCTTACGTCGACGCAAAAGGCGGGGCTGAGCGATCTGTTAGCCGCCGAGCTCGATCGGCAGGGCCGCGGCGCGGCAAAGACCTACGGGTCCGCCTTCTGGCCGCTCTACCAGCGCATTCACGCGCCGGACGGCGATCCCGGCCAGCTCACGGACCCTGATGCGTTCATCGCTGCAGCGGGGCCGGGCAAAGACCTAACCGCTTCCGGTGCCGACCGGCTGCGGCAGGAGCTCGAGCTCAAGGCGACGCCGGAGGGTGAGGCCGAGGCGACCATGAAGCAGCGCTTCCTCGATGCGGCACGGGGACAGATCAGCGCCAGCGCCTCCGCGCTCGGCATCGCCGATCCCCCGGGCGATGCGCTGTTCCTTAAATACCTTGCGACTGCGCTCCCCGCCTACGACGCCGGCCGCGCCGCAGGCAAGACACCGGATCAGCTGCTCGACCCTGACAGCGCCGATTCCATCGCCAGCTCGATCCCCGCCTTCCAGCGGCCCGCGGCGGAACACCAGAACGTCCTCGACGGACTCCAGCCGGGAGGGGAGAGTGAAGACGCCCAGGATGCCGATTCGTCGCCGGCCAATTTCGTCGCCGACCGGCAAGCCAGGGTCGGTGCGGCGGGCACCGGAACGGAAGCGGTATCGGCTGGAGCGAGCGTCCCGCAACAGTCCGAGCAACCGTCGCCACATGCCTCGCCTCGCCCGCTCTCGGCTCGCGATAAAGCGTATCTTGACAAGTACTATGATTCAGTTGTGGCGCTGGCAAAGAAGTATGCGGTCGATCCGTCGCTGGTTCTCGGCATAGCTGGCAACGAATCGGGGTTCGCGTCCGATGGCACTTACCTGAGAACGGGGGACGCTTTCGGCATGACCGGGGGCAGCACCGATCATATGACAACAGCATCGTCACCTGCGGAGAATGTAAAACAGCTTTTTGATCGATATGGTGCGCAAATCTACGGCACCGGAAACAATGTCGGCGCCTTCATAAATGCCATGCAGGGCCAAGACGCTGCCGGCGCCGCAGTACCTGGGTGGAAGGTCTTTAATCGCGTCGACCTAAACTGGCGCACGAAGATCCGGACAGATATCAATCAAATTCAAAGGGAACTTCCACTATACTTGCAACAGAGAAAACCACCACAATGAGTGACGGTTAGCCCGTCACCACGGTCTCGTTGCTTCGGTCTCGGCGATCAGGGACAGTGTCTTCGATCCTCGAGGACAAAGGAGGAGCGTTTGAGCGGGTGGTCGCCCGATTCATCTTCGGCCTCGAGAACGCCCTCGATGTGGATCGACCCCTCGAACTCCAGGGGACCGTCCTTCGCGTCCGGCTCGATCAGGAAAAGCCGGCGCAGCCGATCGGCCGTGTTATAGTAGAAAGCGTCATGTCCGACGGTGGCCTCACCCTTAATGTGCGCGCCGCCCTCCTTGTAGAGACCGGTCTCGGCATAGTTCTCGGCGGTAATCCGCCAGCCTTTGGGGACGCGGCAGACGGCGAGGATATGGGCGTGCCGGATCTCGATGTCGAAGCTCCAGATCTGCCAGGTAAAGTCGTGCTGCTTCGGCGCGATCCCCGAGAGCGAGACGAGCTCGCCCGCCACTGCGGGAGCAGATGCAAGACAGGCGAGGGCGGGGACGAGTGCGAGGGGTGCGAAGATTGACCGTAAGCTGCTCAGCATGATGCATGCCCGATTGGTGTGGAATAGACGTTATGGCAGATCCTCGAGGATATAACCGAGGACGTTGCTCACGCCAATCAATCAATGGTTGAGCGGCCGACGGCACGTGAGAGCGCTGCGCGGCCAAGACCTACGGGTCCGCCTTCTGGCCGTTCTACCAGCGCATCGCTGCGGCGGACGGCGATCCCTTGAAGCTCACGGACTCCGATGCGCTCATCGCCGCGGCGGGGCCGGGCAACGGCCTCACCGCCGCCGGCGCCGACCGGCTGCGGCAAGAGCTCGATCTCAGGACAACGCCGGAGGGCGAGGCCGAGGCGGCGATGAAGCAGCGCTTCCTCGCTTTGGCGCGGGGGCAGATCACTGGGGCTGACCAGGACGGCGTCAGCGATCCGCAGGGGCAAGACGCTCTTCCTCAAATACTTGGCAACCGCGCTTCCCGTCTATGACGCTGGCCGAGCCGCGGGCAAGACCCCGACCCAACTCCTCGACCCCGACAGCGTCGACTCTATCGCGAGCTCGATCCCGGCCTTCCAGAGGCCCGCGACGGAGTACCAGAACGTCCTCAACGAGATCGCGGGGTCGGATAGACCCGTCGGGAATGCCAAACCATTCCCCGTTGGCTCCGTCGCTCCGCCGGGCGTGGCGATCGGCCCGGGGCCGGGATCGAGCGACGGCTTGCCCGGTGGTTGCGATATGGCGAAGCCGATGAGCGTCGGCCGGTAGTAGAAGCGTTTGCTAGTCCACCCTCGCAGCCTTTCGCTTTTCCGAGGTCGATTTGTCGCGCGCCGAATTGCGCTGACGTTGACCTAACCCAACCGAAACCAAATTTCCTTCCGCGGCGTCGGCAACCCTCGTCCTGAGGCCCGGCGGCGCGCGCTCATCTGCCGAAACAACGCCCCGCGTGCGGCTCGCGGCCGAGCGCTCCTTGGACCGACCTAAGGAGCAAACCCCGGTCGCGCCCGCCGCGGATAACCTGCGTGACGGCACCTGCCAACCCTCTCAAGACAGGTGCTCCATGTCCGATACAGCATTCCAGATCCAGTATCGCCAAGAGTTCGTGCAAGGATTCGAGCAGCATAAGTCGCTGCTGAGCCAGGTCTGCACCAACGAGGCGGTGATCAAGGGCAACCAGGCGGTGTTCTTGGTCGCCGATAGCGGCCCCAATGCCACCGCTGTGACCCGCGGCGTCAACGGGCTCATTCCAGCGCGGGCCGACGACCTCAATCAGTTCGCGGCGACTTTGCAGGAGTGGCATGACCTCGTGCGCAAGACGTCGTTCAACGTCTTTGCGAGCCAAGGCGACCAGCGGCGGATCATGCAGATGACGTCATTGGGCGTCATCAACCGCAAGATCGACAACGACATCATCACGACGCTCGATGCGAACGTGACACAGCACGCCGGTCCCACATCAACGGCGACGCTCAATCTCGTGATGCGTGCCAAGACCATCCTCGGCAACAACGCGGTGCCGCTGGGGAACAACATCTTTGCCGTGATCACCCCGGCCTTCGAAGCCTATCTCATGCAGATCAAGGAATTCGGCTCCGTCCAATACGTCGACAAGAAGCCGGTCGATGATCCGGTCGGCATCGACTACGACGATCGACCGACCCTCTTCAAATGGGCCGGCGTCACTTGGATCGTCCATCCCAATCTCACCGGCACCGGTACCACCAACGAGCTTTGCTACATGTTCCACCGCTCGGCGATCGGCCATGCCGTCGATACCAAGGGGCTGCAAAGCCTCGTCGGCTATTTCGAGGAGCAAGACTACTCCTGGGCTCGCACGACAATCTTCATGGGCACGGCAATGCTGCAGACACGCGGCGCCGTTCAGATGATCCACGACGGATCTGCCTTCGTCGCCACCTGAGCGGGCCTGACCCGACGTCTTCTCCTCATTTTCTGAAAGGTTGAGGCCATGGCCTATGTGAGCTCCAAGTTCAATCTCGTCGGCGAATTTCCGCTGGAGGCGGATACGCGCGAGTGGTGGTATGTCACGACCGACGATATTTCGGTCCTGACGCAGCCCAATTACGTCACCGATGCGGGCAAAAAAGGCGTCCTGCTCGGTGACCTGGTCATGATTTACAACAAAACCGCGCCGACGCTCTTCATCGGGCAGATCACGGCGCTTGCCGGTAGCGGGTACAACGCGACCGCGACGATCTCGGTGGCTGCCGGAACGGGCGGGCCGCAAACCGCGAACTTCCGCAACCTCCTCGATGGCGGCGACTTCACCGTCAATCCCTGGCAGCGCGGCACCAGCTTCTCCGGGATCGCCGCGACCTTGACCTATACCGCCGATCGCTGGTTTGCCGTCGGTGGCGCAGCCGCATCGATCTCGGTCTCGCGGCAGGTTCAAACCGATGTCGCGGGCTTCAACAACTCGCTGCGGTTTGGTCGGGCGAATACCGATACAACCACCACCATCAAGCTCGGCCAGGCCATGGAGAGCGCGGACAGCTATCGCTGCCAGGGTCAGCCGGTTACGCTGAGCTTCTGGGCCAAAGCCGGCGCGCAATTCTCTGCCGCCGGGTCGAAGCTCACCGTTCAGGTCTTCACCGCGACGAGCGGCACCGACCAGAGCGCCGTGAACCTTGCAGCCGGTACGTGGACCGGTCTCGTCAGCGTGATCAACAGCACGGTGGCGCTGACGACGACCGCGCAGCGCTTCCAGCTCACTGGTGTGGTACCCGCCAACGCCACGCAGCTCGGCATTCTTCTTTCCTATCTGCCGACCGGAACGAGCAATGCGACCGACTTCGTCGACCTCTATGGCGCCCAACTCGAGATCGGTTCCGTCGCATCGCCCTTCGAGCATCGTGACATCCAGGTTGAGCTCGAGATCTGTCAGCGATATTTCTGGCAGATCAACGAGCCTGCTTCGGGGGTTATCGTCGCCGTAGGTATGGTGAGCGGTGCCAGTACCGAGCTGTTCTATCTGGCGACACCCGTGCAGATGCGGGTTGCGCCGACGGTCACCGTGACGACGGGAGCCTTCAAGGTGAACCTCGCCGGCACCGCAACCACTGCAACGATCACGTCGAATGCCACGCATACTCCGAACCAGATCGGTCTCACCGGCAATGCTGCTGGCACGGTCGGGCAGGGGACGTTGCTTCAGGGCGGCGGTGGCGCGGGTCTGATCACCGCATTTGCCGATTACTGAGCGGCGGCAGAGCGTGGAGGGCGGCCCTCTGGGTCGCCCTTCTGCTTTCTCTCGAGAGGCCCATAAGCGAGAAACCCTATGTCGGCAAACCAACTCGATCTCTATAACGGCGCGCTGCGCATCGCCGGAGAGCGGAAACTCGCTTCGCTGAGCGAGTCACGCGAAGCACGCTTTCTGCTCGACGATGCCTGGGGGGACGGTGGCGTCATTGCCGTCAACTACCTGCTGGAGCAGGGGCTATGGCACTTCGCCAAGCGCAGCTCGCGGTTCGATGCGGACCCTAATTTCAAGCCGTTTTTCGGCTACCGTCAGCGCTTCGAGAAACCGATTGACTGGGTGCGTACAGCTGCCGTTGCCGAGGACGAATATTTTGAGGTGCCGCTGACCCGTGTGTCCGATGAAGCCGGGTCTTGGTTCGCGGACTGGACACCGATCTATGTCATGTACATCTCGAATGACCCTGCCTACGGCGGCAATCTCGGCGCCTGGCCGGCCACCTTTGCTTACGCAATGGAAGCGTATCTCGCGCTGCGCATAGCGCCAAAGCTCACGACCTCCAAGGATAAGATCGAGGCGATCGAGAAGGAATATCGGCGACTCCTGACCGATGCCCGCTCGAAGGCGGCGATGAGCGAAAGTGCGGCGTTCTTGCCGACCGGAACTTGGGTGCGGGGACGTCTTGGTTCGCGGTCAACGCTTGACCGTGGCAATCCCAACGCGCTGATCGGCTAGGCGGGGTGCAGGCATGGTGGGAAGTAACGAGGCAGTCTTCGCCTTCAACCGGGGACTCGTTTCCCCGCTGGCGTTGTCGCGCATCGACCTAAAGCGGATGGCTCTTTCCGCCGAGGTCCAGACGAACTGGATGCCGCGCGTACTGGGCTCGATGATGTTGCGGCCGGGAACCGCCTATCTTGGCGCTACCAATGGCAACGGTATTGCTAAGTTCATTCCGTTCATCTTCTCGACCGGCGATGTTGCGTTGATCGAAGCGACCGACTCGACTCTGCGCTTTTGGGTCGGGGAGCAGCCGGTTACGCGGGTGGCAGTCGGAACGACCATCGTTAATGGGACATTCCCGAGTGATCTCAGCTCGTGGACCAGCGCCGATGAAAGCGGCGCAGTCTCGAGCTGGGTGGGTGCCGGCACCATGCAACTCGTCGGCACTGGGTTCAATGCCGCCAAAAGGTGGCAGCAGGTAACCGTCGCGCCGCAGGACCAAGGCGTCGAGCACGCCGTGCGGATCGTGATCACCCAGGAATCGGTGCGCGTTCGCATCGGAACTTCGTTCGGCGATGACAGCTACGTCAACGAGCGGGTGCTCCGGACCGGAACGCATTCGCTGGCGTTTACGCCGACAGCGAACTTCGTCGTCCAGCTTTCGAACAACGTCAATGTCAATGCCTGGGTCCACTCGATCGCGATCGAGGGGCCCGGTGTGCTCACTTTGCCATCGCCTTGGCCCGTATCGGTGCTCCGTCCGAACATGCTGCGCTGGGACCAATCGGGTGACGTCGTATATGTTGCCTGCGATGGTTTCCAGCCGCGGAAGATCAAACGCACGCTGGGGGCCAGCCAAAAGCATTCCTGGTCGATCGAGCTTTTCGCGCCACAGGATGGGCCGTTCCTCGTCGAAAATACCGGCCCGATTACACTGACTCCCTCCGCCACCACGGGGGCAATTACGCTCATGGCCTCAGAGCCCCTATTCTACTCGGGCCATGTCGGAGCGTTGTTCCGCATCGCGTCGATTGGCCAACATGCGGCGGTGGCGGCCGCGGGCACCAATCAGTTTTCCGCCGCCATCAAGGTCACCGGCATCGGCGCCGATCGCAACCTTGCAATCACTATCAGCGGGACATTCAGCGCGACCGTCGTGCTGCAACGGTCGGTCGGCGCGATCGGCGCCTGGCAAGACGTGCCAGGCGAGAGCTGGACGACTGCAACGACGACGACCTATCTCGATGGGCTCGACAATCAGGTGATTTTCTATCGCATCGGCATCGAGAGCTCGTATACCTCCGGCACGGCCAACGCCGCGCTCGATATCACTACCGGCAGCATTACCGGCGTTTGCCGAATCACGGCAGTCAACTCCGCCACCTCGGCAAGCGCCAATGTCATGACTCAGCCGGGCGATACCGGAGTCCTCGCCGGCTTGGGCTCGATTACCGCCTCATCGAACTGGTGGGAAGGCAAGTGGTCGGGGCATCAAGGTTTTCCGACGGCGGTGGCACTCTACGAGGGCAGGCTCTGGTTTGCCGGCCGCGATACGATCGACAGCTCGATCTCCGATGCGTTTGAAAGTTTCGATGATACGCAAGAGGGCGACAGCGGTCCGATCGACCGGACCATCGGCTCGGGTCCAGTCGATGTGATCAATTGGCTACTGCCACTCCAGCGTCTCGTCATAGGCGGGCAGGGGGCCGAGAAATCGGCGCGTTCCTCATCGTTCGACTCGCCGCTGACACCCACGGACTTCATTCTCAAGGACGCGTCGACCCAAGGCTCGGCGTCGATCCAGGCCGTCAAGATCGACTTCAATGGCGTCTTCGTCCAGAGATCGGGGCTGCGCGTTTATCTGCTCGCCTATTCGCCGAATTTTTTCGCCATGGACTATTCGGCGAAGGACTTGACCAACTTCGTTCCTGATCTCGCTCTCACGGAGGAAGGCGTTCTGCTTGCCTCGGTTGGGATCGCTACGATCGCAGTGCAGCGCCAGCCGGACACTCGCATTCACGCCGTGCTTAACGATGGCACGGTGCGTGTGCTCATCCTCGAGGAAAGCCAGGACGAGCAGTGCTGGGTCAAGGTCGCGACATCGGGCGTGGTTGAGGATGTCGTGGTCCTGCCCGGTACGATTGAGGACCTCGTCTATTACGTTGCCCGCCGTACCGTTAATGGCGCGATCGTCCGCTACCTCGAGCGCTGGGCACGAGAGGACGAGTGCTATGGCGGTGCGATCAGCAAGTGCGCCGACGCACATATTGCGGGTACCAATGCGCTGCCATCGGCAACTATTTCCGGCCTCTCGCATCTTGTTGGTCAGCAGGTGGTCTGTTGGGCGGACGGAATCGATCAGGGCGGTCCCTATACTGTCTCGGCGAGCGGTACGATTATGCTCCCAAGTGTCGTGACCAACTATGTCGTTGGGCTCGGCTACACGGCGCAATTCAAATCGACGAAGCTCGCCTATGCAGCTCAGCTCGGGACCGCGCTGACGCAGCGCAAGCGAGTGGTGCGGATCGGCTTCAATCTTGCCAATGCACATTATCAAGGGCTGCAATATGGACCAGATTTCGCGCGTCTCGATGGCCTGCCGCTCGTAGTTGGCGGGGTTGCGACGCCGGCGAACACAGTCTGGGCCGAATTGGACGATGATGCGGATGTTTTTCCGGCAGTTTGGGACCCCGACTCGCGGATTTGCCTACAGGCAGTGGCGCCGCGGCCGATCACGGTGACCGCTGCGGTAGTGACCCTCGATCTCGATGAGCGGGCCTGAGATTCGGCCGGCCACGGAAGCTGATCTCGATGACTTCTACGGCCATCGCCCGGCGCAGACGGTGCGCGCGCTCGTCGCGATGCTCGACGATCGCCCGATTGGCATCACCGGTATTGCCTATCCGCGGGGCGGTAGTGCCGAGCCTTATCTCTTCAGCGATTGGACTCCCGAGTTACGGAGGCGTCCAAAAACCCTCGTGAAAGGCGCACGTTCGATGCTGAGAAACTTCGCGGTACCTGGCTTGCGTGCTGTGGCGGCGCCGGATGAGCCGGGTGCACCCCGATTGCTGCGCCGCCTGGGGTTCATCTCCTCGGGCCGCAATGCAGTGGGGGAGATATTCACCTATCGAGGGGACTGCTGATGCAGTTGGGAAAAAGCTTTCTCGCTTCGGACACTGGAGGCGTCCTTGCGGGTCCTCTGGTCCAGCTTGCGGCTGGGGGCAAGCCTTCCCTCGAGGGATTAGCGGATCCGGCGCATCTCTTTCATCAGCCGTCCCCCGCTCCGGCCGTCACCGCGCCCATCTCGGCACCCAGCACAGCTTCAGTCAACCCGGATCTCGCTCCATTTGCCGCGGCGAACAACGACGCTGACGAGAAACAACGGGAGCGGCTGCAAGCGCAGCAGGCAGCAACGGTGTCCAGTCGCGCTACGTCGGACACAATACTAAGCGACGCCAATAGTCCACTCAGTCGATACGGTTGAGCCATGCGCGCCACTCCGGCTGAGGGATTGGCCCCAGGATCGACATCGCTGCGACACTTCGCGAAAATCGCCGATGGCGTCGCCGTCATTCCGCTTCTGGGCGAGCTTGAGCGTCGGCGCGATCTCTGGGACGCGCATAATACTCGGCGCATTGTTGCCGGATCTCCGCATCGCGAGATGTCGGATATCTGGGTTCGTTACAACGATATCGCGCGCCTTGATCCAAAGCGGCCAAGTGCGTTCAACGATGAGCACGTATCGGTGTGGTATCCCGCCTGGAGCGCGCTGCCGGCGCTCCGGCCGATTGTGTTCAACTTGATGGCAATGGTCGAAGGGGAAATGCTCGGGGGCGTCTTGATCACCCGCATTCCGGCCGGCGGCCGAATTGTCCCGCATCGCGATGCGGGATGGCACGTCGATTATTATGAGAAGCTCTATGTCTCTCTCCAAAACGATCCTGGCGCGGCGTTCTTCTGCAGGCATGAGGACACGACCGAAGCCCTCCATCCGAAGCCGGGCGAGGTATGGTTGTTCGACAATCGCAAGCTTCACTGGGTCGAAAATGACAGCGCAACGGACAGAATTACTCTCATCGTCTGCATCCGGACCGATCGGTTTCGTATAGGGACGGTAGGGAGCAAGAGATGATGGAGGTACAGCCGCTACCGGCCGAAGCACAGCCGCCTCGGGTCGAGATCCATATGGCCGACGGGATCTTCATCAAGCAAATGATCATCGCCAATCCTGGAACGCTGATACCGCAGCACAGCCATCGTTACGACCACACGTCGATGGTTGCCGTCGGCGCGGTACGAGTGTGGCAAGACGGGGTGGAGATTGGTGATTTCCGAGCGCCGGCCGGTCTCCTCATCAGGGCGGGCGCGAAGCACCTCTTCATGGCGCTCGAGGCTGGTACGATTCTCTATTGCATCCACAATCTGTCGCGCTCCGAGACGGTCGAGATCCTCGCGGAGCACGATCTTCTTGAAGGATTTTAGCAATGCCATGGGGATGGGCGTCAGCTGCCGTCAGTCTGGTCGGAAGCCTCGCAAGCGCGGCAGGGCAGCGTCAAGCTGGCGCGGCCGCGGCGGCACAGGGCACCGCCGAGCAGGAAGCTGCCGATTTCCGCGCACAGATGGCGGGTCAGCAGGCCGGCGAGGCGGCCGCCGCGGGCGCGCACGAAGCTGAACTCGCAGCGCGCGACAACGCAATCGCGCTGTCGAATGCGAGAGCACGGGCAGCTGCGTCAGGCACGACAACGAGCAGTGAAGGGATCGTTAGTCTTCTGCAGAAGATCGCCGGGCGAGGCGCTTTCGCGCAGGAGCAGCAGGTCGCGAAAGGGCAGACAGAAGCGCAGAACCTCGAAAACCAGGCGGAGCTCGATCTGTTCCAAGGCGACATCAGCCAGGAGGAGGGACAGGCGCGCCAGGCCATCGACGAGACGGACTCGGAGGCCTCGATCATTCGAGGTGCCGGTGGAACTCTATCGGATATCGATCGGATTGAACATCGACCCGACAGGACTGCCTCGAAGGGTGGCTAGCACGACTCAATGGTTATTGCGTTCGATCGCATCACTCCTGTCACCTTATCTGATTTACTTCATCTTGTAGTTTTGCTGATCCCCCTCGTAATCGCAAATCTCGGCATGAGTTAGGGCGCGTGCTCTTTCAGCCACGACCCACGGTGCCATCCCAAAATTCCCCGAATTTAGAACCAGGAGCGATCATGACGACTTCTATCAAGAAGGACGAGCGCGCCGCCAAGCTGCCTGGCGGCCGCACGATCCCGGTCATCGACTTCAAAGACATCCGCCTCCAGTGCGCCGGGCTGGAATGGCGCGAGTTCGCGGTTCGCTTGCCGCATGGGCTCGAATTTGTTGATCTCGTCGAGCCGTCGATCTGGAGCCGGGTCCAGGGTCATGCCGGCTCGGCGCTTCTGCGGGACGACAAGGTACGGGCCTTTGCCGCCGACGGCTCGTGGTGTGCCGATTTCACCATCACCAGCGCGAGCGCGCACCGCGCTACCATCTCGAAGCCAGTGCGCACCGATCTCGAGTCTCGCGCGACCGAGGTGTTGCCACGCAACGAGACCTATGAGATCCGCTGGGCCCGCCTCGGCTACGTCGTCTTCCGTCTCGCCGACGACTGTCAGATGACGCCGCCGACCAAGAGCTTGATGGATGCCGAGCGGGCGATGCGCAATCTCGGGATCACGCGCGTCGCATGACCGGCGCGCTCGTCGCGGCAGAGGGAAGCTCGGAGCCGCAGTTCGCGTCCAATACCCGGGCCGGCGCGGCCGCGGCCGATGGAGCCGAGCTCGGCCGAGAGATCGCTGCGATCGAACGGCGCATGCGCGAGGACCCGCGCGGCTATGTCCATGATGAGCCGTTGCAGGCGCGGTACCGCGATCTTCTCGATGCACGCCTTGGCACCGCTCCAGGACCGGTGCCGCTTGCGCCGAGCGGACGACGGCTCGTGGAGCTCCAGTCCCTGATGCGCGATCATCGTTCTGTTTATTGGCGCGGCCCGGAATCGGAGGCGCTGCAGTCCGAGTACCGCGCGCTGGTGACGCCGGAGCCTGCCGGTCTTCCTGCGACGTGGCGGACAAGCTCCGAGAGCGCACGTCAGTCCCTACCACTGGAGCTCCTGGCGGAATGGGATGCGACCGGTTTCGAGGCGATGCTTGCCCGGGCTCAGGATGGTGCCGCGGCGATCATTGGCGGTATCGGCGATTCCAGCGCCGTATCCGATTTCGCGGCAGCGTTCGGGCGCCTGCCGGAGCGGGTGCGGATGGCGCTTTACCGGGAGCTTGTGGCGGGGCCGCCGCAAGCGGCGGCTCCCGCCGGCAAAAGTGAGCTGGATGCATTGGCGGCCACCGATTTCGGTGCCGCTCTGATCGGCGGCTGGCGGAGAGATGCGTCGCAGCGACTGGGCACGCTGCTCGCACGCGTGGAGCGCGTTGAGCGCAGTCTCAAGGCAAGTCACTTGATCGAATTCAAGCGCTGGTGGGGCGGACAGACCACACGCGTGAAGATTGCGGTGCTCTGGATCCTTGGAGGAATGGCTGATGGCTGATCGAGAGATGCAAACAAAAAAATCTCATCCGAACCCCGACCGCACCAGCGTTCGCGCGCCCTCCCGCGGGGCCCAAACGGACATACCATCACCCAAGCATTGCGCAAATCATCCGCGCTCTTGGTCTTCTCCGATCTCCTGCAAGCATAGGATGCCAGCGCATGTCCTCATCGCAAACTGATCGCGTCACCGGCGTCAACAGCTCGGCGGCGATCAAGGTCCCAGTCCTCGCCGCCACCACGGCACCGATCTCCTTAGCTGGTCTGCAAACCGTCGACGGAGTCGTTCTTGCCGCGGGCAGCAGAGTGCTTGTAAAGAGTCAGGGCGATGCCACGACGAACGGGATCTATGTCGTATCCTCGAGCGCATGGCAGCGCGATGTCGACTTCGTCAGCAACAGCTCGGTCGCGCAAGGTACCGTGGTGCTGGTGCTATCGGGAGCGAACAACGGCGGATTGCTCTACGGGCTAACGACGCCGAACCCGATCAATATCGGGTCCAGCTCGCTCACATTCGCGGTGATCGGCAATCCGACTGTGTCGAGCGCGATGGCGCCCGTCGTGTCGGCGCCCTCTCTCTCGGCGGCGCGCACAACGCTCGGGCTCGGTCCGGCGGCGACGGCGGCGCTACCGCCACCGCCGCGCAGCTTTATCGCAGGCCTAAACCTGTCCAATGACGTGACGACGCCCAACACGAAATACGACGTCGCGGCGGGTATGTGTGTTGACGATACCAATTCTGCGATGCTGTCGCTCGCGGCAGGCATGGTCGACTTCACGACGACCGGCGCCAACGGCCTCGATGCCGGCTCGATCGCGCCATCGACCTGGTACCATGTCTTTGCGATAAGCCAGGCAGGTGGTGCGTCGCCGGCACGCCTTGCCTCGACCAGCCTTACCCCGGCGCTGCCCAGCAACTATACCCTAAAGCGGCGGCTCGGCTCCGTCAAAACAGACGCCTCGGCGCATCTCCTCGGCCTCATTCAGGACGGCGGCTATTTCTGGTGGACAACCGGACAGATTGCGGAATTCAGCGGAAACGCCCCGACGGCCAGCCGGAGCTTGCGCACGCTCATCGGCGTTCCCCCCGGCGTAAATGTCATTGCCAATCTCAGCCTGCTTGTCGGTGGCCCGGAAGGGGTTTTGTTGACCGACCCGGCGATGACAGACTCGGTGTCATCTGGGGCGAACACAACCGTTACAAATGGATCATCCATCAACATCGCGGCTACGGCGCAGGTAAGAACAAACGCGTCACAACAAATCGGTTACCGCGGCATCAACGGCAATACCATCATAAACATCAGTACGATCGGCTGGTACGACTTCAGGGGGACGGATATCTGATGTTGGTCTTCTCGAATAACGGGGTCTTCTTTAGGCGTGAGCAGCCGAGCTATGTGGCGCAGGCGGGTGAGGTCATATTCCCCGATGGCCCGTTCCCGACCGCGCAGCAGCTCGAAGCCGCCTTCCTGGGCTACGCCGCTGCGGCTGCCACGCAGCAGGCGCCGGCTTCCTTTACGGCCTGGCAAGGCGCCGGGTGCCGCATCGTCTCCAGCGGTGCGCCTGCGCTCAACACTACCTATGGCATCTCGGCGCAGGACGAGATCAACCTCAGCAGCCTCCAGACGTCGCTCAACTCGGGGGTCGCCTGGCGCGGCTTCTACCGCGACATCAGCGGCGCCAAGGGTCAGGATGACCGCGCCGCAATTCACCGCCATGGCCACTGCTCTCCTCGGCTACATCGCGACGGGCGACGACGCCTATTTTGCGGCGCTCAGCGGCACATCATGGGTGCCCCCTGCGCAGCCCGTGACCATCCCCTGATGAGAGCTGTCACGTTCACTGGCTGATAGCCGACAGCCCCAAACAACGGAGGCTGCCTCAATGTCATCAGCGGGATCTCGACCACGCCGCCGCCGATGATGATCGCGTGATCCGGAAAAGCCAAGGAGCGGATCCCTTCCCGCGCCGGCTTCTCGATGAGGTAATGCAGAAGCGACGCGACAGCCTGCGCCACCAGCAGCTCCAAGGGCAGGCTCAGAATATCGCTTCCGGCCAAATGTCGCAGCAGCGGCACGACCGGGATGTGCGACATATAGAGGCAGTAGGAGGTTTCGCCGAGGTAGCGAGCGACCGGGTTTCCGAACAGGAACGCGGCGACACCGCAGCTAAGATAGAGCGAGAGCACCAGAAGCGCGGCGGCCGACAACGGCAGATACTGGCCGTGATACAGCGCCACCTCATTGGGATAGAGGAAGGCCTGCGAGACGAACGCGGCCGCGATCATAGTAGCGATCGCGCTGAACGCCGCTCCGTCCCAAGCCGCGCTCGGCCGGAGCCGCTCAGCGAGCCGATAGAGCCCGGAGCCGGCGACGAAGAGGAGCGCCATCGTCAAGGTGAGGAGGCCATAGGCGACCTTGGGCTCGGGGTTCGGCATCGCCCCGACAAGTAGAATTGAGGCGACCGTGACCACAATGGTTGCCCGCGCGCTGAGATGCCGCACGATCAGGGCAGGAGCACAACCCAGTAGGCCGCTAGGGCGCGGACGCCGGTGAGTGTGTGGATCTTTGCGCGATTGTCTTTCATCGCGGCACGGTAACGTCCCGATGCTTACAATGCTACTATCAGGCGTGCGGCAGGTGGGGACCCAATAGCCGCCGTCGCTTTGTCCATAGGAGGCCGCCGATTCCCTAGCCGCCGGGGCGCGAGATAATGCACCTCGCCTGCGCGCGCGTCATGGCGCCGCCGATATTCGGCAGGATGCGCTAGTTGCGCCTCATGTCAGACGTAACTGTTGATCTCAACCAAGGAACTGCGGGGAGCAATCATGAGCGTGATCGGGGAACAGGCGGCGCGCAAGGCGCACGTCGTCGATTGGACTACCGCAGTCGCGCTGATCAGCGCACCGTTCTGGACCGACCCGCTTGGCTACACGCTTCGCACAATCATCCTCCTCATCGGCATCGCCATAGGCTCGCTAAGGCTATGGCGCATGCTCCGCAAGCGGTACCGAGATCGATGACTCTGGCATGCGTGCGTGGATGACGCGCTCGCTATTGATGAGTTGACCAGGATTGATGCGTTGATCTGGGCCGCGGACCTCATCCGCGGCCCCCGAGAACGGAGGAGTGGAGACGAAGATGCCAAGGGCTTCGTCTTCGGTGGTTTTGGTGACTTTAGCAACGGGCCTGATCGGCTACCTCATGGGAAGCCGTGTGTACTGGCCTACGCCGGACGGATTCTGGTAACTAGGAGACTTTATCAATGGACTGGATTCTCACCCGCCTCTCTGAGTCGTCAACTTGGGCTGGTCTTGCCACGATCGCCGTTGCGATCGGGCAGGCGTTCCCGCCCGTGGCTCCGATCACCACGCCCCTTGCTGGGGTCTGCGGGGTCATCGCTGCGGCACGGAAGGGCTGAGTCATGGACAAATTAATCATCCACAGCTGGCGGCCAATCGTTATCGCCGCCGTGCTCGCCGGCTGCACCGCAGCAGAGGTCCAGACAGCGCAGACCGACCTCTCCGCATCCGTTACCGCCGTACAGGCTGCGTGCGCCGATGCTATGGCCGCTGCCAAACTCGCGGCGGCAACGGCACGAGGTGGAGCGGTCAACACGGTGAACAGCATATCCAGCTACATCACGGCGGGGTGCGCTACGGCGCAGGCTGTCGCCTCCCTGGCCGCGAACTCTTCGTCCGTCGTGTGGCTTGCCAAGAACCAGGGTGCCCTCGAGGGCCTGACGGTCGCGCAAGGAGCCGGAGCCGAATGA